AGTAGGAGAATCATTAGAAAATACTAAAGGTTGAGCTACATAAATATAATACATTCCATGAAAGAAAGCTTCAGTGCTCCTATCAGGAGCACACGGAGTCAACTGATTTCGACACAAATACGGTAATTCTATTGATTGAATTTGACCTCCTGCTGTAAACTCTATCAAATGAGAAGGAGCACTGAGTATATCACTATATCTAGGATAACCACTTGACGCAGAAAATGGAGGATTGTAAAGTTGTACAACTCTCAATTTTATCTGTTGTTTATTGTTCATAACAGATTGAATATGTATCTTAAGTGATCCTCTCCAAGCTCTAGAAATACTGTGAAATAATTCTATATTATTTGCTGAGTAAACACTTTGGTTACGTCCATTTAATCCTCCTTGAAAAGGAGAAATAGGTCTAGCCCATTTTAGATTTCCTACTTGATTTGTTTCTTTTACAGTAAAAGTACCTAAATACTGAGGTTTACTTAAAATATGCTTAATCGACATTTCATCAACATCAGTATTAAAGATAGGTCTATCTACTATACGATCTAACTCAGGATAAGGATCTAACTTTTCAAAGAACTGTTCTCCTGTGGTATTATTAGGATAATTTCTACGGGTAGTAATCATACGATTGTTAATCAAAGGGATATTAGGATTATGCAATCCTGTATAATATTTTATACCTTGTCTTAACACATCGATAGCATCTCCTACCATTTTCTTTGAATAAGAAGTGGTAGCGTCTATCGCTGCTGAAGCGATTGATTGTAGTCCTTGAGTCTTAAATGAATCTTTTAAACCTTGAGTAACAAAAGTAATATACTTAGGACAAGGAACAAAAATATCCAAAGAGCTAAAGCATGCTTCTATTGTTACGTTTAAAGAAGAACTACTTCCATCCGAAAAAGTTAAAGGATTTAATACAAATAAGACTAAAGTGCCAAAATCTCCTGGTTTCAACCCTTCACAAACCGCTTGTCTGGTTACAGGAGGGGTGGGGTTAATATCTAAACTAGCTACATCTGTGTTACAGTACCAAGGTACATGTAGAACACAAGAAGTTGCTTCATTAGCACTAAGGAAACAATGGGGACCTGACAATATACTATTTATGATAGAAGGACCATCAATAAGATCTCCTGGAAAAGGAGGAAGAATGCCTGCTATTAAAGTTCCGGCATGACCTATGGTACCTGCTAAGGAAATACTTAAAGATAAATCACTTCTAAAATAAGCTCCTAACTTAAGGGCTGCTTCAAGTGATGGATTTGAGGTAAAAATATCTCCAGGTAATCTTCTTATATTATAAGTTAAATAAGTGAGTGCTGGTTCGGTATTCCAAGGTACGCTTTCTACGAAAAACGGCCTGTTTACAAATGGTTTAGCATCTATTCTATACTCTTCAGAAAAGTCTATAGTTGGGTACTTATTGTGATGTTCCATAGGAACAGTCATATCTCTAGTATTCACACTAGCTATTGACGTTGTAATTGATTGTTTTTCTGTTTGCATATCATAACACATTTCTGTTGCAAACTTGTTATCTATATTATTTATATTACTAAAAGTATTGATATTAAATCTAAAAGTGACTATCAATAAAATCACTTGTATCCTATATTTTCTATTGTATTCAGTAGCGAAGCGCTAGGAAAGCTTCTTATAACTCTATAAATACAATTCAACTTAAGTAAAGCTGGTTACATTTTTCCCAAGCATGGACATTATAGTTCCATATGTTTCATCTTGAGACATAGTGTCCATTATGTGTTCGTCATCGAACTCTGGGAAATCAAAAGATTTTTTCCTAGCCGCAGTGAGGACTTTATCCTTTAAGACGGGATTTTCGTGAAGGAAAATTTCAAATTGAAATGCAGTCAATTTACCGCTCATAATTTGATCATAATCCCTCTTAGAATCTTTATATCTTAATGAATTACACATTGTAGTTAAAGACAATGGTCCTACCACGGTTTGTAACTGTGTGTGCCATCTAAAATTTCGTTTCAGAAACACACAATCTGCCAAAGGTTTAGACATTTCTGTTATCTCTCCTTTGTCTCCATCTGTGTATCTCATGCTTATACTATGAGCAAAATCTCTTACAGTTATTGCGTTAAAGTATTTAGCTAGTTCCACAGGGGCACCACACATTTTGTCATCTCCTAATACAGCATCTATTAATTTATTATAATCTTCAATCGTAGGAATTTTACCATCTTTAGTCATTTC